GAAAGGAGTAATTGTCTCGAAGTTTTTGATCCAATCAATCTGTTTAAAAATATCCTTTTTTGCACCAGCTGCTCCATGCGGTAACGAGACACATGGTTGTCCATAGACCTCATACATAGAGGCTGCATCTAATTCTCCTTCGGTAATAATAAGGAGCTTGTCTTTTCCTTCAAAAAGGTGCTGACCAAACAAGGTATCTGTTTTATTACCTTCATACTTAAAGTTTTTTAGTTTGTCTTTGGTTTTGAATCCTTGAATACGTCCAAAGCTGTCATGATAAGCGAAGCGTAGGTGTGCTTCGTCTCTGTAGATTTTATATTTTTCGCAGGTTTTTTCACTGATGTTTCGTTTTTGCAGCCTTTGGGCTGATCCTTTAAAAGTAACATTGTTTTGCATTTGTTGGGTGGTTTGTTCTCCATCCCCAGCAGTCCTAGTGTGACAACTGAAACAGTATGTGTGCCCGTCAGTGTATAAAGCTAATGCATCTGATGAGCCACAATCTGGGCATGGGTTGTGTTGTATAAATTCGCTTTCAGTCATGTAAGCCAATCAATAGGTATGGCGTGAAATGCACACCATTTAATTGCGTAGCGTTTGCACCATTGTGCATACGTCGTCTTTGATTTTTTACTTATCTTCTTATAAGGGTCTTGAAAGACCATTCTTAAGTCTATACCTGGATTCTCAGCTATCACCTGTCGAACTTTTCTTCTGTCCTCCGGTCGCCAAAAGCCCTTAGTTTCTAAACAAGTACCATTAGGTAAAACGAAGTCAGGTGTGTATTTATGAGTGATGGTATAAGAAAAACTTTTACCTTCATATTCATAATCAACACCTAACTCACATAAAAGATCAGAGACTTTTTCCTCTAATCCTGATTTAAACATTAGAAATCGTCGTCTTCTACTGATGATGGTGCTAAGTCAGGAGTTACATTAGGATCATCAGCCTTAAAACCTGTTGTTTTACCAAATAGTTCTGCTACACCTTTTTCATCAAGGTCTCCAGTATCAACGCCAGCTCCATTTTGGATTGATATAACCTGTACGCCCGTAAGCTTAAGACTAGTACCATAGGTAAGCCCATCATTAAGTATATAAGGCTTTTGAGTAAAACCAATTTTAACTTTTGACCCTTCATATACTGGTGTCTCTTCATTCAATATTGGTGTACCTTCAGTATCAACTACTGGTACCTTCTTATCTCCCCAAGAAAACTTAATAGTAAACTTACCATCTTCAACTTCCTCCCATGGAGTAGGCTTTAGTGTGGATCTTTTGGGATTTTTCAGTCTTGACTCAGCCCACTTAAGGCAGTCAACTCTTTCAGTCTCAAGTTTATTGACCAATTCATTATCAACTAATGCCTTTAATGAATGACCAAATTTGCTTGGTTTTAATATCGCCTGATAACCGGTAAGAGTTACAGGATCTTGTGTTACATGTATTGTTCTCATTAACAGAAAAAATAAGTGGATTCAATTACCTCGGACGGTTCTAAGTCTCCGATAATCGGTGGTTCAGTCTCTGCTCCAATAGCTTGGGCAAAGTCTTTTAGTGGTTCATGCTTCGTAAAGATATGCATGTATGTGTCGCGTACTAATGTGGACAAGTAAGTCATATCAGTGGCTCTGCATAGTACAGAGTCGTGTATCAAACTAATAGGTGCATTAAATTTGACTGCACTTATATGTAGAAGACTTGCATCAAGGGAATGTATAAGATTAGGTGCCGTTGCATTTTTGTGATGTCGTAGGTCTACGCCTTTCTCTCCGTCAATTACATTAATCTGACATCTTCCCAGTAGTTTTAATTCAACCCGTTTAGTTTCATACTTCATCAGTCGTTGAACAACTATAAAATCAGAAGGAGTTTTCCATCTAATTTCAGTTGCTCCACGTTTAATTGCTTTGGCAACCTCTGACTCAATGTAACGCATAACCCTCATAGGTCCTGGTACGACTACGTTCATAGCATTTCGTACAGACTGAACTATCTGTGTTAGTTCATCTTTATCTAACTCAATATCAATATCTTTAAAGGCATCTCGTATGTATTGTCGATTGCTGAATGGTTTAGCATTGTAAGGTAGGGTCATAACTACCCTTTTAACTTTTTTCCTGTCCCAGTAAGGACGTAAACGTTCAGGTATCTCGTTTCTACATTGGTCAGCTACTATTTGATATGCATCTTGAGGTTTATCACTTGGTACTACATTGACCAAGCATGCAGTGGACTTATCCCTTGCCATCCCTGCAAGCAGTTGTAATCCTGAACAGGTGGCATCAGTTGCCACGGGTAGACCTGTAGTTGTTCTAGTTTTAGCTATGACAACTGCATAGTATTCCTCGCAAGCTGCAAGAAAACACCAAGGTTCATCAGCTCCCTCCCAGTCTCCTATATGGGTGAATGGATCTGTAGCTACCCTTTTAATTAACTGTATATTCTCTTCTTTCTTTACCCATTCCAACCGCTCATCCATGGTAGCTTTATCAAGTCCATGACCATAGCAAGTTGAAACTTGAAAAGACAACCATTTCATTCCATCTTCAGTAATGGGTGCTTCATCCGCAAAGCGAATTAAACTTTTGCCCCAGTCAGTGTCCTGAGTTGTTAGGAATGATGGTATGGGATATGCTCTTCCCCTGTAATCGTATGAATATGGTATCCAGAAATCAGTATCTTTAAACTTTTCAACCAGACCCATGGTAATCCTTGTTCTACAAGAAACCCTCCATTCATTCGCATTTTTATTACAGACTATTGCTTTATCCTTTCTCCATTTCTTTCTTGCTTCTTCATTAGTATCTATGTCAAAAGGTTTAACTGGTTCCTCATGAAAGATAACAGGTCGAAATTTACCCAACTCAATTTCTTTCTTTTCTAATAACTTAGAAAGCTCAACAATTACAGGATTTAATTTGTATCTTACTTTCTGAATATGATTAAGAAAATGACGGGTTTTATCTCCCTGTATAACGGAGGGTACCCCTCTTCGTACCATGTCATGGCACTTAGTAATTTCATTAAGATAATATCCACCATCATATAAATGTGACCAGTCTCTAGGTTCAATAAACATCGGCCACGAGAATGGACTAAATAACTCTGCCAGCTGTGTAATTTTTTCTTTACTTTTAAGAAATTCTTCTGTTGGTACAAAGTATTTCTTTTGTCTTTTGTAACTTATTTCATGTTTAAATTTAAACCATTTAAATTCCTCACATAAAACATCTGCAAAGAAAGCACCAATATTTGTCTTCAAGGAATTTGACCAAGGTTTCCAAGGTTCAACCCTATGATTCATATTGGATGACATCTGTTTCTTCTTGTAATGAGTACCCTTAGCCTGATGCCAATATATATCTTTTAAAGTTTTATATAATCCTGGGGCAACCCTCTCGTAGTAACACATCTGGGCTTCTGCTTCTAAAGCGTTGCTGATTGCAGTCAGGACATTAGGTACTAATGATTCCTTCTTGTTTGCAGCAAATACCTTATCAAAGAAAACCTTCGCAGTTATACATGCCTGACTTTCACTGTCTAATGCAAATATATATGGCAGTAATTGTCTGAGATGGATGGCATTACCTACTGCTGTTTTCTTTCTTATTTCTTTCTTATCATCTATTTTTCTGACAAATTCAGGCAGAAGACTCTCTATTGATGCTGAACCGAAAACTGTGGCTGATGCATAACTCTGTTCTAATAGCTTTGTAGTATCTGATCTGAGTTTCTCTAAACCACCATTTATTTGTTCCCGTTCCAAGCTTATCTGTCTTTCGACATCAGCAGTTGTTGGCATGTTTAGTGTGATAAATTTACACGTCCGCTTATTCCATCCGATATATTCTCTAGTGGATAAGTGGGATATAAGAAAGGGACTAGGTTTTTAGCCTAATCCCTATTTGTATTGCATCTTTTATACACACGCTCCTTAGACGTGCGTGTCTACCAATTTCACCACGTCCGCACTGGGATTTGGAGCACCGGCGGATGTCCAAACTTCATCATTGTACGATAAAGCGGGTTGAAATTGGGTGTCTGACGCCACATCCGCATTTCGATATGCGCCGTCAAGTTTATACAATGCAATTTTGTCTTCGTTGGGTAATACTTTCTGCATTTGCTTAAGTTCACCTGAGTGATAAGCCTGTGCAAGATTACGCAAGTCAGCACTTTTTTGTTTACTCAAGGCACGTGCGTACCTCCTTGTAACTTCAACAGAACTATGGCACATGATGTCACATACTCTGTCGATTGGAGTACCTATAGTTAACAATGCCGTACAAAATGAATGACGTAATTGTTTAAGTGGGTACTGTTTGTCCATAGGTAAAGCCCATGAACGATTTTTCTTAAAAGCATAATCCAAAGTGTCGACTGTTCTCCAATCAGCACCGAAAACTAAGTGCTCGCCTGGAATGTCAGTAATTCGAGGTAGTAATACCTGTTCTAACTTAGGCATGATTGGTATGGGTACTAACTTGGATGCTTTGTTTTGGAAGCTTCTGCCTATATACAGCCATCCTTTATGGATGTCTATATCTTTTACTTTTATCTTAAGGATCTCTCCTCTTCGTGCACCCGTCCAAGCCAGTGCCATGATTATGTCAGCTAGATTATTGTTACCCATCATGTTGTAACTTCTAGCGTAACTGACCATAGTATCAACTTCGTCGAACGAATATACTACGGGGTCTATGCACGACTCTGGTTGTCGTGCCCCTGTAAAATTTGGCATGTCAGGAATTAACTTCCTTTGTAAGCAATAAGTTAATGCTGTCTTAACGGCAGACAATGACTTATTAATCGTGCTGTTTGATAATCCTTGACTTGTCATTGTGTTAATGAGTTTGTCAATTGCTATCCAGTCGATCATACTTATTGAACAATCGCCCCATATCTTTTTAGGATGTGCGAGATTGTTGTAGATCGTTGTTCTCGACCTTGCATGTATCCATTGAGGACGGTTATGAAAGGCGTAATCAGTACACTGATAAAGTGTTTTAAATTGTTTGCGAACCATAAAGTAGTTGTTTAAGTTGTTTAGCAAGTATTCGACCTTTAGGTGATAATTTGAGTATGTGTCTCCTTCTGTTGGTTGGATCCCTGTACTTAGTTATCAGTCCTAGTCCAGCCTTATTTAATCTATGAAAGTCACTAAGCCAATCAGTATTACGACTACCACTAGCAGTGGAAAACATAAGTTCCTTTTCCAGATCATACTTTAAACAGTCATCATGAGAAGCAACATATAAAAAAGTAGCAATAACTTGGGCGGGGATTTCTTTATCGTGCGTCCGGAATAGTTCCACAGCTTGAGCAAGCTTTTGCATCTGAAAGTCCGTCACCACCCTCGATGGGTCTTGGTTCGTCATTAGATTTTTTAATGGATGGACAACTGTATTCTACATTAAGTCTTCCTAAGTGGAGAGACAAATCGCAATATTTATCCTCTTCAATACCTAAATAGAAAGAACCGATTGATAAAAGCTGCATAAAGGCTCCTATAATGTTTTAACTGATGGTATCGTATAGGTATTATTACTGTCTGTCATTTGTCTTAACATTATTTTAAGTAATTCGTCCTTATGTGGATGTTTTTGTATCTGCTGTAACAATTGTTGTTTACGTCTGGTAAATGTTTTACTATTCATGGGGTGTAAAAGTCTAATAAATCGGATG